TCTTGGTCATTTAATTCCCTTTCCTATTGTTAAGACCTAATCGTTCGGCTCTCTCCCCAAAAGTTTCCACTGCGTCTGGCTGAGGCGGTGCCCAGATCCTGCGCTCGACCTTCAACACTCGGGTTGGGCAAAACACATTGCTGCTACCAGAACTTCTGGTTGAGTTCTTTGTGAACGGCCCATAGCATTCGAGGTAGTCGCCACCTTTGTCTTTGCCTGCGTAGGTGAACACCCACCAGCCGCTGACTCCTTGGACACGAAATCGTCGGCCACGATAAAGCGGCAATTTCCCTTCGACCCGATATTCAGTCCAGTATCGATGACCTCGCTCGTATCGCTCGATCATCCATTGATCCATCATTTTTTTGTTTTTCTTTATGTTCTTTGCATCTTGCCTTGTGGGCATTTATTTGACCTTTCGGTAATGAAATGGTCAGCAAGCAAACTCCTACAGTCATGGTTGCTGAAACACCAATTTGTGATGTCACAAGACATTTTATCATTCTTGTCAAGTCACTCTTTTTGGGACACCCCTCGATAATGGGTAGTGAAGATCGTTTATCGCTCCGATTGGGGCGCGCAGCCAGCCAGAGGCAAATTCCGTGCTTTGAACCCACGAAAGGTGCAAGGAATCGTCCTGCACCACAGCGGCGTTCTAAACCCTCCTAAGGGCGTAGCAGCCGTCAAAGCGTACGAGGCGTACCATCTCTCGAAGCCCGCTTACACGGGCATTGCGTACGGCTGGTTGGTCGATGAGCAAGGCGTCATTTATGAAGGTCGTCCTATTGGAATGGCGACAGGCGCAACTCGGGGCTGGAACAGCCGAACCGAGTCAATTTGCTATACGGGCTTCGGGGGACGGGATGTCCCACCAGAAGCCCTGCAATCTATTAAAGATCTAGTCGCTCATATCCAGAAGCGATACGACAACAAACTTTGGGTAAAACCGCATCGGGACCTCGGCCAAACAACCTGTCCAGGCGACGTGTTATCCAACTGGCTTGTTGGGGGAATGAAGATCAAAGGCGATCTTCCATTGTCACTGGATAAAGGTGATCGGTTAGCTGAACTTGCCAAGGAAGTAGCGCATCGTCCTTTGAGTAGGAAACGTCGTTCTCGTGGCGAGGCAGTCAGGGCGGTCCAGACACGTTTGAAAGAACGTGGACACGACCCAGGAAAAATTGACGGAGTGATGGGCAAGGTCACGGCATATCGGACCCGCCGCTTTCAACGTCAAATGCAATATTTGAAAGTCGATGGCGTCGTTGGCGTCCGAACATGGAATGCGTTATTTGATGCCTGAAGAAGAGACACCAGTGGTTGTCGAGGAGAAGCCCGACAACTCACCGAAGGGCGTAGCGAAGACGCTGCGTGAAACGAACTTAGCTAATCAACGCTTTAACGGGCGTCCATTTGGAAAGTGAAACATATGTCTACAAGCGAAAAGTCATTTGATTGGGGAGATTGGCTGGAACGCAGTCTTTGGACTGGGCTTCAGTCAGCGTTAGCTGTCATCGTGGTAACTGACATCAGCAGTCTTTCTGCTGCTGCTACTGCGTTCGCTGCTGCTGGTATCTCCGCTCTTAAGACTCTTGCTAAAGCACGTTTGGCTCGATAGTCATGTCCGACGATCTCGACGCCCAATGGGAAGAGTGGCTATCAGAGGGCGGCTCCCTAATAGAGAAAGAGATCGAAGAAGAGATAGTTAAGAACTGGCAAGAGTTCTCGCTACTCGACGGCACGCACGCCAAATGGATTTTCAACAGAGAGAACGACGAAGACGACGTGCTTGGCGTTCTTCTCGTTTTCTCTCCTGAAGAGATCGCTGACCTAATTACTGCTTGGGATGACGCCAGAGATGGCGACATGTCAGCAGGAAGCTACGTCGCTTCTTGGCTGTCCCACTTCTTTAACTTTGTTGACGAGGCTTGCGATCCGTTCAACGACTAGTAACGGCCACAAGTCCAAAGCAACCAACCATCTCCCCATTTGTACTCGCCCCATTCCCAGATGTCGTAAGCCATACGAATGTTAGGTTCGATCTCGAATTTGAGATGCCAAATATCTTTATAGATACTCGCCCAATAATCCGAGTTCACTTGTGCGATACCAAAATCGTTGGTGTGCGATACAGCTCGCGGTTTATGAAGTGACTCACACCAGAAAACTCCAAGAGCCCTCGATGTTTCTTCAGCAAAATATTCTTCGACGACCGCAGGTATTTCTGGGTGAGGTGGTTCAGGGTGAAAGCCGCACCAGTCGAGCAGTAACCATAAGTAAATCCACATTAGAGATGCCTGTCGAGGTACTCAGCTACTGCGGGTTCGTTGCTTAAACATTCTTTGAGTCGTTCGATGAGTCCATCTCGACGACGAGCAACAGTTGTCTTTGGTATGCCTGTCATGTCGGAGGCCCATCGCAGTGAGCATTGAGCAAGCAGGATTGTTTCGAGTACAGCCTGATCAATTTCGTCGAGGACTGCGTTTTCTATGCAAGCCGCAACAGCGTTCATCAGCGCTTCTCGTTCTTCGGGCGTGGGTTCGTCATCGAGTTCGCCTGCGCCGCTCGTGCGAGGAAGCCACCAGTCTTCGAGCGGGTTACGAGGAAACGATTTAGCCCAGTGCGGTTGAACCTCAACACGGCGCATCGAAGACACCCCAAGGAAGTTTTGTTGAGGTGACCCTCAACGCAGCTTTTCCCCTTGAAGTGCCATTGTTCGTATCGAGTCGTTCAATACGTCCTTCTTGGCGATCCCATAGTTCAAATGCCGCATCAAGCGGCATCCATAACCCTTCCTGTTTCGGTCGGCTCCATAACCAGAACCAGACGGGATGCATGGCATCCCATTTCGCTAGCTCTGTTAATTTGCCGAGCTTCAGCAGAATGCCTTTCGGTCCAAATCCTTGGACCTCAACGAATGCTGATGGCAGTAGATAGTCGGGAGAGTGGCGAACTACTGGAGGTAGTCGCCCAACTCCCCATGATTGCGGCGGTCGATCTAAACCGAATCGCAAAGGATACGACTGGTCGTTTCCGTATAGACGTACAAAGTTTTCTTCAGCTTCTGCGGCCCATCCACCGTTCCAACGATCATTGAACGGCAGGGTCGAGAACCCGCTCACAGCTTTATAGCGTCAACCTGCCTCACCGAAGAGTCGTTGACGTACGCTCCGATGTTTCCCTTTGTCTGCAAACCGTCCAGAGTGCATTTCATTAAGTTGTCGATGTCAGCGGCCCAAATTTTTTCTTCAGCTTCATCGAGTTCGTATACCCAGATTGCTGCACCGTCTTTGCTGTAGATGATGCGAACTCCCAACGGACCGTCAAGGGTCGGATGTCCTGCCTGTTCCCAAGTGTCTCGGACGCACTGCTCGTAATCCAAAGTTGCTTTGGGTGTGAACGTGCCGTTCTTGGTGACGCGCGGTCTGTCCTTCGTTTTTGGTTTTCCTTGGACATAAATGAAGTAGCCGTCTTCAGGGCTCACGGCTGCTCCTTCCTATATAGAGATGGTTGCGAGTACGAAACTTCTTGGACTGCTTTGTCGAACATCTCATCGAGGCGAACGTCTCTGTCCGCTCGGGTAGAAAACTTTTGAAGCCACCGCTCATCGAACTGCATCATGAGCGGCAACGCAGATTCTTTAGGTTCGCCATGCCCAGCTAAATGGCAAGCAAACGTGAACAGCGAAGCTGACCTGTCATCACCAAGCGGCCCGTACTCCAACATCTCTTGTACTGGCACAGGCAACTTGTCCATGTCGGATCGTCTTCGCCGCACCACAGGTGACGGCGGCAAAGTTGGTGAAGGTAACAGAGCTGCTATCTGTTCGAGTTTCTCTTTGGAAACTCTCGAAGCCATAGCTTCTTTAATGAACTCTTGGACCGTTAAGGTCCATGAGCCAAGGCGAATGATTTGCCGCCCCTCCTCAGCAGAGGACGGATACGGAAGACGGATACCGTTTCCGAATCCTTTACCCGTCAGAGCAACCTGTTTGGGGTAAACCTCTAAGATCGGGGAGTCAGCTAGCTGACATGCGGCAATCAAAGCGTTTCTCATCAACTGCGCGCAGATTGGTTCCTGCGCATAGATCCAAAGATGGAAACCCTTATTTCGTGATACTTCTGTAAATGCGGTGACCCCGAAATGTTTGAGGGCGGCGGTCACGTTGGCCGCCTGACGTTCTGGCTCAGGATCTCTGGGGGCGTCCCAGTCGATAAGCCCGAACCAGACCGTCGGCGGGTCGCTTGGAATTAAGGGGTAAATGCCAAGCGGCGAATCATGGTAGAGATGTTCTTGGATTGCGAGTTCGAAAGCGTGACCTTGGAAACCTGTTGGTTTCCCAGCGCCGTCTTTGCGGGGGCGGAAACTATCGCCAGCGTCGGCGGTAGCGCCTCCTTGGTGGAGGAGCGCAAAGTCTCGGACGAGTACATGGTCGATGTTCATGGCACCAGATGTTGTGCGTACTCGCTAATTAATCCTGAGTTCGGATCAATATGAAATTCGAATTGTTCAAGACGGCCAGGAGGTCGCTTGTTCTTCCATAGAGCTACCGACAAAGACTCTTCGTGGTAGCGCGCCATCTCTCCTGTGTGGCTGGTGTTTTCTCGTTCACGCCACACTTCGTAAATGAACATGGATTCGGCTTCGCCGCCGTAACGGCCAGCGGAAATGCCAGCAGGTTTTCCTCGGTCGCCTGAGCCTCGACCTGACTGATGAACGAAAACGACTGGAAGGTCTACATCTTTAGACCAGCGTTTCAATCCTTGCGCTAACGAAGATACGTTTGCGTTCTCGCTCGATCGGGAGCGACCGTCGCCTCGTAACAGTTCGAGGTAGTCAACCATGCAGAGTGTGGCGGGTTGGCCCCAGTATTCTTCTGCTTCTTCTACTACGTCTTGCATGAGGTTCCATGTGGGGGAACCGTCGAAGATTCTGAGCTTGTCGAACAGGCCACCTGATTCTCCAAGTTGAATCATGTGATCGACGAGGCTGGCGTCAGCGGCTCGTAGCTGCTCTTCCACTTTTGATCCATCGACGTTAAACATGATCGAGTACAACTTTGCGATGACTAGTTCGGATGGTTCGTCAGGTGAGAAAATTACGCATCGAAAGTCGGGGTTGTTCAATAACGATTTGACGATGCAGTTATAAAGAAATTGTGATTTGCCGCTGTGTGAGCGGCCAACTATTTGGGCGAGTTCTCCTCGCCCTAGTCCTCGGGTGAGGACATCTATCCTTCTGTATCCCGTTTGCCAACGTGACTCAGGATTAGAGGCGTAGTCCACCCACCGCCGAATCGCATCAGCGGTGGGTGAAACTATCGATTCAGGGTCAGCCGCTCTAAGGGGCGGAGCGGTCGCAGGAAAGTTTGCTTCGGATAATGGGTCCGAATGCCCAAAGGAGCCGTTATCCGAATGCTGTTGATTGCTTAGGGAGGCAACCCTCGCTGCGATGTCCTCGTCACTAAGAAGAGGCACTGACCCGTCCATCAAGCTGCTGCACTCGCAGCTTGAACCATTTGCCCAACAGCGGCAACAGCATCTTCGCTGGTGTCGTACTCATACGTTTGTCCATCGTGGGCAACAAACGATTTGATTCCGCTATCGAACCACACACCACATTTCGCGTATGGTGCGCCAGCCTTATCCATGACCTTCAGAACAGCCCAGCCTTTGTCTTTGTTCTCAGGGTTATAGAAAACTAAACCTGGGTTTTGCGCCATGAAGTTCAACGTGTCTTGCTTCGATGGGCGACCATTGCCTTGCACTGAGTTTGGTGCGGGCGGCGGCGGCGCTACAGATGAACTATTTCCGCTTGCGGGAACTGGTGCAGGACTAGTTGCAACGCTTTTGGAGTCCGCATTGCCGCCTCCTCCAACTTCTTCTTGCAGCAACGAAAGAATGGTTTCGAAAGAACCATGCCATTTCTCGATGTCGCCTTCGCCTGCATGTACTCGACCAGCAACTTGCGCTGCTGTCTGTATCAAACCCACCGTGGGGTTGTAATCATTCATAGCCATATGGCCTCCTATTGTTTGCTTTCCCAAAACGGGACTTCACCGAGGTGTTTCCCTCGGCATTCCGACCAGTGCGGACACCATTGCGGAGAGCAAAACCAGCTATCCCACTGTTGAGGGAGAGCAGGCAGATTCGCCTCCAAACTGATGGCCGCACTGATTACGAGTTCCTGCAACGCAGGCTCGTTCTCTATGTGACGCGGGATGCGACGAACCGTGTAGTTAGGTTTGTCTTTTCCCGTGTCGCGATATTTAGATTCGTTCCAATGCAGGTAGTACAGCGTGAACGATTCTGCGGACAAGGCCCACGAGTACACCGCTGCTTGTAGATTCGAACGATCTTCGATCCAAAGATCCCGAGGCTCCGCCTTCGGGTTCTTCCAATCAACGACTTCTACTTGACCGTCTTCTGACAGTTGCACCCAGTCGGGAGTGCCCGTCAGATAGATCTGGCGTTGATCATCTTCGTAGAAAAGGAGATTAAACTTTTCTTCTATCGAAATAGGTTTCCGCAGCAGAGGAAGAACTTCCTCATACCAAACCTCGATGTTCTTTTGAACCTGAGCTTCAGTCTTCTCGAACGGCTGCTTCCACTCGATGTTGTCTTCCGAAGAAAAATTAGCGAACTCTTCCTTGCCCCACTGGAGGATCTCTTCAAGCTCCGCTTCGTAGCCTTCCTGCCAAGCGAAACCGTAGGTTTCGATGGCACCATGCACAGCGTTGCCACGCACCAGATCGGAAGTGTTCCGATCCTTGCCCATGCCAAGGTGGCTACGGCGTGCAGCTTCAGGACACTTATTGAATTGGTTCAAAAAGCTCTGACGGAACTTGTGAACGTGGCGAGGAAGACTAGGGGATATCGTTTGCATGATCACATTCTTCTCGCGAGGTAGGACAGCGAGTACACAGTGTCACGAAACATCGCTCACCCATGACAAGTACACCGCATCATCATTTTGAATAACATTTACGCGAACTGGAGCGTCTTCGATTTCAGCTAACTCAGCTAGCTCGTCAAAGCTGATAACGACTAGATGTTCAACTGATTTGCGTCTTGTTCGATATTCCACTTCACTCCTACGCGATCGCGATCGCGATCGCTATCGCCAAGCCCTCAAAGGCTTGGCTGCGAGCGCTTGGATATCAAGTGTAACGCGATGTCACGTTTTGTGGTGGATACCCTTTTGTACTCGACACAAAAAGAAATATCCCCCCGCTTGGTGCGGAGGGATATTCAACGCTTAGGGGAGCTGGAAAACTATTTCTTAGCTGCTCTTCTCTTGGCTGGCACCGTAATCGAAGATGGAGATGTACTTGCTTTAATAATTTTGTCAGCGTTCGACATCTTCATTCTCTTATTAAGCTCCGCGTTCGTATCGCTGAGTTTGTCAATCTTGGCTTCAAGCAACGAAATCTGGTACTTCAAAGCACCAACTTCCTCGCGAGCGCGATCCGCTTCCTCTTTATAGAAAGCAGTCTGCTTATCAGCCGCAGCCTTAACCGTCGATACCTGACGGTTAGGTGACTCACCTCGCCTGCGCAAATTGTTGTATAAGCGAGTTCTGGTAATGCCAGTGATTTCCATGATTTCTGCGACAGGAACAACTTTGTCATAAAGCTCAATGGCGTAAGCCACAACCTCTTGATCGTTCATCTTGTCAACGTTCTTTTTACTCATAATCAATCACGCTCCCTGTGATATTTGCTATCAGACGGCGAAGCTGATTTAAGTCATCCTCCCGCATTGCAGGCTCTTCAACAATGCTGCGAATGTCAGACTGATACGCCTCGATGAACGCACCAACAACGTCAGCCAACATTTTCACATCGTGCGTCAACTGAGATGTGTCCCGAGGTATCGATCTCGCATCTGTTTCGAACTGGTCAGACAATTCATTCAGGCGCTGACAACGATGAGAAATAGCCTCAAAGTTTTCGTCAGCTACAGGAATCGTCCAAGCCCAAATAACATTTTCTTGGTACCTCAACAGGTACACGGCACGGTAACCATTCTCGGTATTACCGTCATGCCGCACCTGCGTACCCTCATAGCAAACAGCTACCGAGTCCCTATCTTCAGGTATCCGCTGTCCTTCAACGCTTGCGTGCGGGCGACTGCCGCCAACGTCATCAATAAATAATTTTCCGTTCCGCAGTTTGTCACTGTGGGCCTCCGTCAAAATGATGTTGGTCCACAGAATCTGATCAGTGTCTTCGAGGAAGCAGACCTGTTCGATAGAGCCTCGCTTCTCGACACTAAACAACTCAACCAACAAATCAGTTTCCTGCTTGATGTCTTCCCACATGACATCTTCGAGGCGAGTTAGTTCGTTCTCTAATTCTCGTGTTTTAACGCGATTTAGCATTCCAACCCTCCTCAGCTTTCATGCGTTCCAACGCCCTACGATTAATCGCCCGTCGTTGGTGACCTCGTTCGTGCATCGCCCGATAACTCACCAGCGAGCGTTCCATCTTCTCAGCAACAATCTGCTTCTCACCATCGGACTGATTAGCCAATCGCATCTCCAACACTTGCAGCGGAGTTTCCAGATAACTAGAAATCGCAGGCAAATGCTGACGATGATCACAAACGCCACGAATAATCCGAACGTACGTGCCCCAACGCACGTCTAACGCTTTCGCCGCATCAGCATCAGTGTGCCCTTTAGCAACCTGCATCAGCCGCACCTGCTCTCCCAGCACCTTTGCTGGATGAGGGCGAACTCCTACATCCATATCCTTGTTCCCTTCAATTTTTCTGAACGGGCGCATCTTAGTCATAGTTTCGTTACCTCGCGTGACATCTCGGAATCAAGTACAGCCTTATAAGCCCTCATCGGGTTGCAATACCACTTAATAAGAGTGTCAAGTTTCTCGTGACCCATGAGTTCCTTTAGCTGAGGCTCAGTTGGCCGACGTTCAACATCGGCCAACATCATCATGTTGTTTCCAAAAGAATGACGGAGCTGATGTGGGGTAAACGGCAACCCATTCTTCGACCCAAACGCATTCTTATACAGATACTCAACATGGTCGCCTTCGGGCTCCAATTTCGTAATCGACTTCTTCGTCAAATCTGGAATTAACGAATCTGTCGGATCTCCCTGACGTACTCGCTCAGTCATCAGCTTCACCCAGTGATCCCGAAACTCCGACCCAGGAAACCCCAACCGATCATGGTCGTCAGCCAAAAAAGCGCTCACCTGCAACCAAGGAAAACGATCAACCTTTCGGGAAACCCCCTCCCCAGTTTTAGACCGAGCAATCGACAACATCTCACCCTGAAGATCCTTACATTGCAATCTCGCAATCTCGCTTCGCCGCAACCCAACGAACCAGCCCAAACCCAAAGCGAACCGCAACCGAACATCCTCAAAAGTGGTAAGCGGCAGATCATAAAATAAATCCAACGGAAGGTACTGCTCAGTATCAGGCGGCTTCTGCGCCACAGCCTCAGTTCGCCTAGACGGATCAGATTCAAAATCTTTCCAATCCGTCAACCAACCAAAAAAACCTTTCAACGCAAACAAACTATTCCGCTGCGACGAAGCAGAACGCTCCTTAATTCCTCCACCGCCAACACGACAAGGCCGCTTAGAAAACATTTGAATATCCATCGACGACGGATACAAATAATCAATGTTGTTCAGGTCGCAATACTTACGCCACGACTCCAACATAAATGCTTTCGTATTTAACGTCGTTTTGGCTCGATGCTTCATCTCCTTCAAATAAAGGAGATACTCCTCAGAAAGCTCACGAAATTGATCCGTCGAACTTTTTTCCAAACAAGCAGACATAATTACTAGTTCCCTCTCAAATCAGGCTCTGATCCGAGAGAGAACTAGATTGGGGTGATCGAGGGGAATTGAACCCCCGACCTAAGGTCAGTCAGCACTGACCTTCCAACCTCGGCTTTCGCCTCGGCTGTGTCACCCAAATCATTGCTGGGAACCCTCTCGTGTGCCGCTTGATTGCTCAGAGCCTTGGCACGCCTTTCAAGGGTATCGCGTTTATTGCTGTGAGGGGTGCAGGTTGAGCCCTGTTGGTAGCTGGAGCACGTTGTCTGGTAGCTCGATCATGCCCTCGTCAGCTTCTTCAAGTACAAACATTGCGTGGGCTTGCGCGATGCGTTCTTCGATGTCTGCGAGCTTGCGAAGGAGAATTCCTTTTTCGATTGCGAGGTCGCCAAGGATGACGTGCTGATTTGAGTTCATGCTGCTTCCTCCGCCCAGAGGGAACGGCCAGACGGAGGAAGCAACTCGTCTTTGTCGAGGTCAACGACGCCAATACATTTGATCGGGTCGCAACAGGATTCGTGAACGTAGCCTCGCGCGTGAACATGAGCTTGCTGCCGTTCGATGGGTGAGAAGTTCTCTTTGCAGATGTCGCACCAAGGCCCAAAGATTTTTGGTGGGCGGACTCGTTCCATTACTGATTGTTTGCCGTGGGTGAAGCCGACTCCGTATCCAGATAGGAGAGCGATCATTGGCATACCTATGAACACGAAGAAGTTGAATGCTGTCGAGGTGCCCATTACAGCCCCGCTGCTTTGCGCTGCTTGTCAGTCCAGTCAAGATGCGGGTAGAGCAGCACCTTTTCTTTCAGGGTCCACGAGTCCGCTTCGTTGAGGTTTTTAATGTTGTGCTGCATGGCCGTCTTTGTGCCCTTAGCTGCTTTGCTCGCTGCCTTGCGATCTTGGCTGGCCGCTAGCTCTCTGTCTTTTCGTTCTGCTCTTGTGGACACCGTGTTCCCTTCCTTCTAAAAACAAAGGTACACACAATGTTCTAAGATGTCACGTTATTCTGTGTCCAACTTCGCGTGACGTGAAACTGAGCGGATCGTACTTGCCATCTCCAAAAAGATGCCAAGTCAGGAGCCCCCACACAAAGGCGAGTACACCTCGACGACAAGGGTTAGCGAGTTGCCTACCGAACCATGCTGACATCGTTTGGTGTTTAGTCAGGATGGCCCAGAGGTCGTAGCCGACTACGGCTGCGGTTGTGATGGCCCAGCCCAGTGCTCCTGTGTTACGGCTCATGCCTATGGTTTGGAGCTTGTCCCGAAAAAGGGAAAACCCCCGCCCCGAAGGGCGAGGGTTTAATGCAAATCTGTAGGAGTTTTGCTTCCTACATCTTATCGCTACGAATGTAACTTGTCGCTGATTTAAGTTGATTCGTGGGCGTACCACCATGTCGGTCGAGGCAGGCTTTCCACTAGCTCTTCGAACTTGTCGTAGGTGAGCCAGAGAGTCTGCATAACAGACAAATCTTGATCGACTTTTTCTATCTCACGAATTTCTACTT